GAACATCGCCAGTTCCAGCGCAAGGAGCACGCCGAAGACAAGCTGCAACTGAAAGCGGTCAACGACCTGCTCGATGAGCGCGACAAAGAGATCAAGGCGTTCGCCGCCAAGGCCACTGAAGAGATCAAGTCGCATGGCACCATCCTGGCCGACACCAAGACCATTCTCGATGGTCTGGTGAAGGACGGCCTGGGCCTGCAGGACCGCCTGCAGGAGATCGAGCAGAAGTTGGCCCGCCGCTTCTCCGCCAATGATCCGGTCGACTTCAAGTCGGCTGGCGAGGAGCTGACCGAGTGTGACGACTTCAAGTCGCTGCAAACTCGCGGTCGCGGCATCGTCCGGGTCGGCCGCAAAGCCGTCACCAACATCACCAGCTCTACTACCGGCACCGGTGGCGTCGGCGCAGCCATCCAGCCGACCCGCGTCCCCGGCATCGTGGTTGGGCCGGAGCGCGAGTTCACCATTCGCGACCTGATCATGCCGGGCCGTACTGGCTCGAACGCCGTCGAGTTCGTGCAGGAGACCGGCTTCCAGAACATGGCAGCCCCGCAGGCTGGTGAGGGGGCGGCGAAGGCTCAGTCCGACCTGTCCTTTGGCCTGAAAACCACCAATGTCATCACCATCGCCCACTGGTTCCGAGCTTCCAAGCAGGTCCTCTCGGACATCCCGCTTCTGCAGAGCTACATCAACGGTCGCGCGATCTACGGCCTGAAGTACAAGGAAGAAGAGCAGCTGCTCGCTGGCGACGGTACCGGCCAGAACCTGCTTGGCCTGATTCCTCAGGCAACCGCGTTCAACAACGCTCTGCGCAAAGCCGGTGACACCAAGATCGATACGCTGCGCCGCGCGATCCTGCAGGTCCGCATCGCCGAGTACCGCGCCTCGGCCATTGCTCTGAACCCGGTCGACTGGGCGGACATCGAGCTGACCAAGGACGCCAACGGCTCCTACATCTGGGTGAACGTCCAAGAAGGCGGCGTGCAGCGCCTGTGGAAGCTGCCGGTGGTGGACAGCAACGCAGTGCCAGAGGGCGAGTTCCTGGTCGGCGCGATGAACATCGCGGCCCAGGTGTTCGACCGTGAGGAGGCGGCTGTCGAGGTCTCCACCGAGGACGGTGACAACTTCCGCACCAACATGGTCACCATCCGCGCCGAGGAGCGCCTCGCGCTGGCGGTCTACCGCCCAGAGTCGTTCGTTCATGGCGAATTCGAAGCCACCCCGTAACCAGCCCAGGAGTGCGCCCGGGAAGCCGGGCGTGACTGCATATGCCAGACGTCAAAGTCAAAACCATCAAGGGCTTCAACAGCGGCGGACAGTACGCCAAGCGCAACACGGAGATCATCGTCGATGAGCTGCGTGCCCGCGACTTGCTGCGCAACGGCCTGATCGAGGAGTACGACGTGAAAAAAGCCCAGGAACCCGAGAACACGAAGGCGCCGGAGCCAGCCAACAAAGGCGGTAAGGGAGCGGCCACCAAGCCCAAGGAGTGAACCATGTCCGTGATCGCTATCGGCGTGGCCATGCATCACCTGCTGGCCGAGCCTGACGACCAGGTGTTGGTCCAGGCTCAGCTCGATGCGGCGGAGGAGGCGGCGATGCAGTTCCTCAACCGCCGCTTCTACCTCGACCAGGTAGCCCTCGACGAAGCCCGCGCTGGCGTGTCAGCGGCCATGCAGCGAGCCAAGGAGGCGCATGCCGCCGCAGTTGCTGCAGCTGAGGCGGAGCCAGATCTCGTCCTGCGCTGCCGTCAGCTTGAGCACGCCCGCCAGGCGCTGGCGGATGCCTACGACCAGGCCGACGCTACCGCCTATGGCATGGTGCTCAACCCTGCGATCCAGGCGGCCTGCCTGCTCAGGCTTGGTCACCTGTTCGCCAACCGCGAGGATGTCGTCACCGGCACCATTGCAACCGAGCTGCCGCTGGCTTCTCAGCACCTGCTGATGCCCTATCGCATCCGGCTGGGTGTGTGATGCAGGCCGGCAAGCTCCGGCATCGCATCGATATCGAGGAGTTCACCCCCGTTCGCGATGAAGAGACCGGCGAGTTTGGTGAGCCAGACTGGGTGCCGCGCTGGGCGAAATGCCCGGCCCGGGTCGAACCCTTGTCAGCCCGCGATCTGGTAGCAGCGAAGGCGGCCCAGTCCGAAGCCACGGCGCGCATAGTGATCCGATATCGCCAAGGCGTGCTGCCCACTATGCGAATCATCTACCGCGGACAGGTGTACAGCATCGAAGGCCCGCCCCTGGAGGACGACAAGTCCGGCCTGGAGTACCTGACCATCCTTGTATCGAAAGGGGTGAAAGATGGCTGACGGTGTCGAGTTCAGCATCACCGGCTTGGAGAGCCTGCTGGGGAAGCTGGAGTCGGTCAGCTACGACGTTCGCCGCAAGGGTGGCCGGTCTGCGTTGCGAAAGGCCGCCCAGGTGGTCATGCAGAAGGCCAAGGACGGCGCCGAGCGGATCGACGACAAGGCAACCGGCCGCTCGATCGCGGACAACATCGCCCTGCGCTGGAACGGGAAGCTGTTCAAGCAGACCGGCAACCTCGGATTCCGGATCGGTGTGCTGCACGGCGCCGTGCTTAAGGATGGCGGCGACCTCAGTCCGAACTCGCCGACCCCACACTGGCGGTTGATCGAGTTCGGTACCGAGAACATGGCCGCGGTGCCGTTCATGCGGCCGGCCCTGGCCAACAGCATCAGCGAGGTCACCAACACCTTCATCACCGAGTACGAAAAAGCGATTGACCGCGCCATCCGGCGCGCTGCGAAGAAGGCTGCGTCCTCATGACACCACCAATTTTCCAGCTGTGCTCCCAGGCTGCGGCCGTCACGGCGCTGCTCGGTAGCGGAGCGAATCTGCGGCTCTATTCGTTTGGCGAGGCTCCGCAGGATGTGGCAAAGCCATACGCGGTGTGGCAGCTGGTCAATGGCGAGCCTGAGAACTACTTGGCAGGCCGGCCAGATGCTGACGGTGTGACTCTGCAGGTCGATGTGTACGGCACCACCGGCACTTCAGTGCGACAGGTGCGCGATGCCATACGAGACGCCATTGAGTTGAGTGCCTTCGTCACCCGATGGGGCGGCGAGGGCCGTGACCCGACCACAAAGAATTACCGCACCAGCTTCGATGTGGACTGGATAGTCCTCCGGTAGCTGATCAATCCCCCAATAGCCCGCCCAGTGCGGGTTTTCTTTTGCCCGCAATTGGAGAAACCCATGGCGATTCTCGCTCAAGGCACCCAGATCTACGCCCTGGTGCCCAAGTTTGCAAATCCATCGCAGTTCGAAGTTATCGAAATCGAGTGCGCTACTGCCTTCAACCCTGGCGGTAACCCGGCAGACCAGGTCGAGGTAACTTGCCTCAGCGATCGCGTCCGTAAGTACCTGCGCGGCCTGCGCACTCCGGGCCAGGCTTCGCTGACTCTGAACGTCGATCCACGTAATGCTTCCCACGTGCGTCTCCACCAAATCTCAGAAGACGACTCTATCGAGAGCATCCGCTGGGTTGTTGGGTGGTCTGACGGTATCGACATTGCCCCGACCGTGGGCGTTGCAGGCGCGCTGGCCGCCATCGAGTTGACCAATGGTGGCTCCGGCTACACCTCGGCCCCGACCGTTGCGCTCTCTGGTGGTGGCGGGACTGGCGCTGCAGCAACTGCAATCATCGAGGATGGCAAGGTGGTTGGCTTCAACATCACCAATGCCGGCTCTGGATACACCAGCAAACCTACCATCGCCCTCACTGGCGGTGCCGGCACTGGTGCTGCAGCTGCTGCAGTCCTGGGCGATGCAGATGACTTTGTTCTTCCGCCGACCCGTACCTGGTTTCTGTTCGATGGCTACGTCTCAGACTTCCCATTCGACTTCGCCGCAAACGCTGCGGTGACCACGGCAGCCACCATCCAGCGCTCGGGCGGCTCCGCCTGGATCCGTAAGACCACCAACGCCTGAGGTAGATGATGAAGCTGACGCTCGATTCGCTGAAAAAAACCGGCTCCTTTACGGGTCGGCCAGTGGAAAAAGAAATCACCTGGAAGCAGGGCGGCGAGAGCCTCACCGCCACTGTGTATGTGCGTCCGTTGGGCTACCAGGCTGCGGTAAGCGATGTTCTGGCAGCCGGCGGCAAGCAAGACAACATTGCTGGCCGCATCGCTGCAGCGATCTGCGACGAGGAAGGAAACACCGTCTTCTCTCCACTGGACATCACCCATGGTCCGTTGGACCCGGTGGAGTTGGAAAAGGATCCGGACAGCACCAAGCGCCTGGGCGCCTTGGACGGCAACCTCACTGTCGCCCTGATGGTGGCGATCAATGAGGTAACCAACATGGGAAAGACGCCGAACTCAGCGACCTCGACGAGTTCTGGCACGAACTAGTCCTCTGCGGTGTTGGGGGAAGGACCATAGCCGAGGCGAAAGAGCGAGTCAGCATCCAGGAGTTTCGCTCCTGGATGAAGTACCGCAGCCGCCGCGGCTCCCTGCACATGGGCATGCGTTTCGAGCGTGGCACTGCGCTGCTGGCCACGTTGTACGCGAACACCCACACCAAGGACGGCGGCTACACCGTCTACGACTTCATGCCTCACGAATCCGCGCCCGTGCTGACGCTTGAGGAAGCCATGAAGACATGGGCATAGCCGTAAATTCTGAGCCAGCGACCCGCAGGAGACGCACATGGCAAGTAAATCGCTGGGCACGCTGACCCTGGACTTGATCGCCAAGATCGGCGGATTCACCGGGCCGCTTGACCAGGCCAGTCGTGACTCGCAGAAGCGCATGGCTGAGATCAAGAAGTCGGCGGAGAGCCTCGGCAAAGGAATTGGTACTGCCTTCGCCGCGGTGCCGGCCATTGTGGCTGGCCTGGTGACTAGCTCGGCAATGGCCGCTAAAGAGATCACCAACCTATCGAACCTGGCAGGCCTGACCACCACCGAGTTTCAACGTTATGCCGCCGGCGCGGCATCGGTGGGGGTGGAACAGGACAAGCTTTCCGACATATTTAAGGACACCAACGACAAGATCGGCGACTTTCTGGCCACCGGTGGTGGTGAGCTGAAGAACTTCTTCGAGACCGTCGCGCCGAAGGTCGGCGTTACCGCTGAGCAATTCCGCAACCTGAACAGCGCTGATGCGCTGCAGCTGTACGTGACCAGTCTGCAGAAGGCCAATGTCAGCCAGGCACAGATGACCTTCTTCATGGAGGCGATTGCCGACGAGGCTACTGCCTTGGTGCCGCTCCTGGCTGATGGGGGCAAGAAGTTCAAGGAGTACGGGGATGCCGCGCAGCAGGCCGGCATGATCATGGACGAGCAGACCATCGGCGCTGCTCAGCAATTCAGCACAGAGCTGACCGTGATCGGCCAGTACGCGAGTTCGGCCAAGACCGCCCTGGCCGCCGAATTCATGCCTGTCCTGGCCCAGCTTAGTAAAGATTTGGCCGGAACCACCAAGGAGGCGGGTGGGCTGCGGAACGTTATTGGCGAGTTCGCCAACGACTTCATTGAGGTGACTGCCGTTACCGCCAGCTTGGCTGACGGCATTGGGCGAGCGTTCAAGATCACGGCTGGAGGTATCGCCAGCGGCTTCGCCACCACCATGGCCTACCTGCAGAGCATCGGCGCAACCGCCAATAGCCTGCTCGGTGCCGTGACCTTCGGCGACATGTCGAAGGAGTTCAAGCAGAACGCGGATCAGTTGACCAACGATGCCATTATCAACTCGCGAACGGCGGGAAGCATCGTGGCTGATCTGGCTCAGGAGTTCAGTAAGCCTTGGTCCGGCGACACCATTCGAGAATACGTCAAGGAGGCCAAGAAGGCCGCGGCGGACATGAAGGTCATTGTCCCCCCAGGCGGTGGAAACTCAGGGTTTGTTGGGCAGACCGATGCCGAGAAAGCAGCTGCAAAAGAGGCTGAAGCGTCCGCCAAGAAGCTGAATCAGTCATTCGAGACTGCTGAAGAAAACCTGCAGCGGCAAATCACGCTGATCAACACCAGCACCGATGCCCGCAAGAATGCGACCGAGGTTGCCAAGCTTCAATTTGAAATTGAGTCGGGCAAGCTGGTTGGCATCAATGCCAAGCAGCAGGAGCGGCTGAACGGTCTTGCTACCGAGCTCGATCGTCTCCAGCAACTGAAGAAAGCCAACGAAGATGCAGCGAAGGCGCGCGCAT